CTAATTTGTGAACTTTTAACCTTGCCAAAAAGTATTGCATTTGGTATAATAAAGACAGTTAAAGAAGAGGTTTTAAATTTAAAGGAAGGAAAAAGTTATGACAAAATTGGAAATGAGAGAAGCAGTTAATAATATTGTGAATGGTTATTGTGAAACGTATAATTCTTTATGCAATAAAGATAAAGCAAATGCATCTATTTATTTTATGGAATTTATATATAAAATAATAGGCGTATTTGATTTATTATCACATGATTATTCTTTTACTTGTGAGGAACACGAAGCATTTCTTACAGAATGTTTAGGTAAAATACATGAAATATATCATAATTATAATTAGCAAGCGTGAAAGGCACGACTGGCAAGGTTCGATTCCTTGCCTTGCATTGAAACTATAAAAATCCATATAAGAAAGAGAGGTATTTTACAATGAAAAGAACTTTAAAAGGTACTTACAAGAACAAAAAGCCTATTGGCTCATACCCAATATCAAATTCATGTGAATTATTATTCTATGAGCCAGACTTCGAAGATACTATTAATGGGTGTGATTATGTAGTGGGTTTCATAAATGGAAGCATTGACAACCCCGGAAACAAGTTTTCAAGGCACAAAGTTTGCTATACTTTAAGCGGTAGACCATACATCAATAAGTTATCACAGAAGATATACTTATCAGATGTTATGAAATTAGATTGATATTAAAAAGGAGGAAAAAACTATGAAAAGACTTACAAGAAGCAATCTGGAAGCAAGGGTTGATTACTTAGCGTTATTAACTAAAAGAGATTATGTGGCGGGATATTGGTCTGGTCTAGTTCATGTGTACAATAAATCAACAGGCGCAATGCTAATAACAGGAACTTTGAGGCAATGCAAAGATGCCGTTGATATGGTTATTTTAGGTTATAACTTAGCAATAAAAGATAGTATAAGGTAGGAGGATAAAAATTATGACAAATTATGAATTAGTAAAGGATAAATTATATAATCTACTTAATTATTATCTTAGTAAAGCTAAGGAATGCAAAGACCCAAAAGAATTTTTGCTATTAATGTGTTATTTTATAATAGGCGCATGTAAAGTTATAAATAAAGCGGATTTATCCAGTTCAGATAAAGATAAATTATTAATATGGTTAAAAGAGGAAATGACTGTTTTTCGTATGCTTTATACATGCAAGTCAAAAAATAAATAGAGGTAAAAACTGTTATGAAAATATATATCAAAAATATTGAAAAATTTGTGCAACAAAAAATAAAGTCATACGTAAAATGCTACTGTACAGGAAAAGGAGATTTGATGTGTGAAATTTATTTTACAGACACACCCGCACGAATAAAGATACACAAAATTCATGAATATTTCAACTATGGTTATTATAGTGAACAAATAGCTGAATTAATAGTAAAAATGTATAAAAAACAAGTATATGAAAAATATTTTCACTAGTTCGAAAAAAGAACATACGTTCTAAGCAAAATATTTTTTAAAATAATTTTGATTTGTTCATAATTTATTCATATTTGTTTGTTACAATATACTTGTAGTTAAGGAAGACAGATACAAAAAGCCATAATAATTCCGAAAGTAGTCATAGCAAAGGGCACTTGTCTGGGCTGTAGAGGTTCGAATCCTCATATGACTATTCAAATAAATGAAAAGGAGGTGCAATATGAATAAATTCTTAGAAACTTTAAAATCGCAATTTGAAGAAGATAAAAACACAACATTAGTTGCATCTTGTGATACGCTCGATGAATTTTTAAATTCTGATTCAGAAATAATCATGTATGTGTATAAAGAATCGGGAAGAGCCGATATAATCTCAATCGAATTTACAGGCATTTAGCTTAACAGGTAAAGCACTTGACTTTGACTCAAGTATATGGGGGTTCGAATCCCTCAATGCTTGCTACTAGCTATTAGCTAGAATAAAAAATAAAAGGAGAATAGAAACATGAGAAAAGAGAAACTTATCACCCGTACAATTATTTCGACAAAGGCAACTGTACTTTTGTACAATGCTGACACCAAGGAAACTCATGAGGAGTCTTTTACACTTTCTGGCATTATTAAAAAGGATGTAACAATCGAGAACAAAGTAAAGAAAGAACTCGAAGCATCTGGTCGTTTCACTGAAAAGGTAGTAGCTGTATTATCATCAGTTGATATTGACGCACTCTATGCAATTACTGAATCTGAATTCATCGCACACGCTACAAAATATGAATCCAGAGAAGCATTAGCCGCAACTTTAAAAGGAACAGATAAAGAAGCGATTAACTAAAACTATTAAAGGAGAATAAAAATTATGACAAATTATAGCGTTAAAGTAGTAGAATCGTCCAAGGAGCTTACAAAGAAAGAAACAGTAATGTTTAAAGATTTATCTGATGCAGTCAATTTATCAGAATTTATTGATGAGCATGACGGAGCAGTAATGATTGATGTAGGATCGTGGGTTAAACTTGCTATTCACAACGAAAAAGCAAAAGACGGCCAGAACAAAGATTATACTAATTATGTAGTAGTAGACAAAAATGGAACACGCTATTACACTGGTTCAGAATCTTTTTGGAGTTCTTTTAAGGATATCTGGTGTGAAATGAGTGATTCTACAGAGGAATGGAGTCTTAAAGTCTACAAGAAGCAGTCTAAAGGGAAGAAAGACTTCATTACTTGTAGTGTAATGTAACTATTAACTTATGACTTGTTTTTAGGATAATATTTAGTGATTTGTTTTAGGCAAAAGAGTCCCGGGGGAACCCGGGATTTCTATTAAAAAGGAGTTATAATATGGCAATGAAAAAACGTTCTGAATACACCAAACAGCGTGAAAGAATTAAAAAAGTTTATAAAAGAATTGATGAAAAAGGTTATAAACCTATAGATTCTTTTAACCTTAAAACTACAAAAGAACTTTTAGCAGAAGGAACAGACCCCGAAGCATACGCAAGAATGTTGTCAAGAATGAAAACAAAAGATATTAAAAAAGGGCTTAAAGTATTAGACCCAGAAACAGGAGTAATTTTTGATTATTCAGATTTAAAAGAATACGAAAAAGAAAAATCAAGCACAGATAACATAGCAAGTTTTTATGATTGGTTGCGAAATGTGTTAGATAATGCAATCTTACCAGAGGGACTACCAATGCTTACCGGTAAAACGTGGATTGACGGTGGAGTGCTACAAACAGAATATGACAGGTTCAGAAATACAATGTATGCACAAATTGATAAAGATGAAAAAGAAGATGCAATAACATTAGAAATAAAAGAAGAAATAACTTCAACTGTAAACGGTTTGTTAGAAGTACCATATTATGAAATGTTTCATGAATCTATTATCACACTTTCAAATTTAATACTTAATAGACCATTAACAGTTGAAGAATCAACTTTTATATCTGATTGGAGTGATTATACAAATGGGGGTGCGAGTATATAGAACATTTGTAGGGGATTTTGAAACAACTGTTTACGAAAATCAAACATCAACAGAAGTTTGGGCTAGTGCGGTAGTAGAACTAGGAACAGAAGAAGTATTTATACATCACAGCATACAGGAAACATTTAATTTTTTAACTTCGATGAGATGTAACATCCGAATTTATTATCATAACTTAAAATTTGATGGTGTTTTCTGGTTAGACTACTTTTTAAAGCATAACTTTATTCAAGCGTTTGAAAAATTTAATGCAGATGGAACACAAGGCAAGTTTTTAAAAGATTTTGAAATGCCTAATAATTCTATTAAATATTCTATTTCAGATATGGGGCAATTTTATACAATAACGGTAAAATATAAAGGTTATTATATAGAATTTCGTGACTCACTAAAATTGTTACCATTTAAAGTTAAAGAGATTGGAAAAGCATTTAAAACGAAGCATCAAAAACTTGAAATGGAATATAAGGGTTTTCGGTACGCAGGATGCAATATAACGCAGGAAGAAAAGCAGTATATAGCTAATGACGTTTTAGTAGTAAAAGAAGCACTTGAAATGATGTTTTCAGAGGGACATAATAAGCTAACTATAGGTTCTTGTTGTTTATCAGAGTTTAAGAAAACATTTGATAGTAAAGAATATGATTTTTTCTTTCCGAATGTTTATGATATACAATTAGATGAAACGAAGCACCTATATAAAACAGCTGGAAAATGGTTACATAAAACTTATCGTGGGGGCTGGTGCTACCTTGTAAAATGCAAAGCAAATAAAAAGGTTACATACGGTTGTACATTTGACGTTAATTCACTGTATCCCTCTATGATGCACTCACAATCAGGAAATCGTTATCCAGTCGGAAAACCACATTTCTGGACTGGGAATATTCCAGATGAAGCGTTAAAGGGGAATCGTTTTTACTTTGTTCATATTAGAACAAGATTTTATCTGAAAAAAGGTTTTTTGCCATTTATTCAAATAAAGTCAAATTGGATGTATTCTGGTACTGAATCATTAGAAACTTCAGACTGGTATCATAACGGAGAATATCATAAATGGTATCACGATGAGAAAGGAAACTTAAAACCAACTACAGTTGATTTGTATTTAACTATGATGGATTTTGAACTTATCAAAAAACACTATGAACTGGTAGACTATGAAGAAATAGATGGGTGCTGGTTTGATTCTGAAATAGGTCTATTTGATTGGTATATAAATAAATATAAAAAACAGAAAATGGAAAGTAAAGGTGCAAAAAGAACGTTAGCAAAGTTATATTTAAATAACTTGTATGGTAAATTGGCGGCTTCAATGGAGTCAAGTTTTAAAGTTGCATATTTAAAAAATGACGCAATAGCATTCATGTCAGTTCATGAAGAAGATAAAAAACCAGGGTATATTCCTATAGGCTCAGCTATAACAAGTTATGCAAGATGCTTTACAATAAAGGCGGCGCAAGCTAATTATAACGGAAATGAAAGGGGGTTTATATATGCTGATACAGATTCAATTCATTGCGATTTAAAACCAGAGGATGTAAAAGGAGTAACAATACATCCAAGTGAATTTTGTTGTTGGAAAGCTGAATCTAACTGGAATTTTGCTATTTTTGCTAGGCAAAAAACTTATATAGAGTATATCACCCATGAAGATAACGAATTAGTTAAAAAACCATACTATAACATAAAGTGTGCTGGAATGCCCGAGCATAGTAAAAGTTTATTTGAAATGAGTATCACAGGAATTTCAAACTGGTTTGTTGATGATTATGACACAATGTGTGATGAGTTAGGTATAACTAACTATAGTGAATCAGAATTAGAGTTTCTTTCACAACCTAAGACACTTGAAGATTTTAAACTAGGGCTTGAAGTCCCTGGCAAGTTGTTACCAAAAAGAATACCCGGAGGCGTGTTACTTGTAGATACGCCTTATAAAATGAGAAAGTAGGTATAATATGACGGTTAAAGACTTATACAATATTTTAGAAAAAGAAGTTGATTCAGGGAGATTGGTATTAGATTCGGAAGTATGTTTTAAATTTATTGATAATTGTTATGTATATTTAAATTCATACAAAACGCAAGATAATATTTTATTTTTACAGGAATAATAAAAGGGTGGAATTACTTCCACCCTCTTTTTATATCTTTAACACAAGGGAATTGCACGCGGTAAGCAACACCGAGGAATTTTCTGGCAGTATCTTTCAACTGTGCTTTCCCAGAATATCACAGGCAATTACACTTATGTAGATATCTATTAATAGCTTAAAGCTTTCAATATTGCTTCCTTGCATCGTAAGTCTTTAAAACGGAAACACCCTTTTTCAAAATAGAATCTTAAATTTGTAAGGAACATATCATTTCTTTTTAACATAACATAGTTAATTTCATGGTCACTTGTAGTAACAGTAATTTTATATTTGTATGAGGTATCTGGTCTATCATCGACATAAATATAACCAGAATCAGCAAATTCCCTAACGCCAAAATCAGTTCCGTTATATTTTATAGTACACAAATATCTACCAATGCCGTTAGGCTTTTCAATAAATGCCTTATTATCATTCAAATAAACGCATTCACTTGAATATGCTACATAAGAATTTTTAGCAAAAGCTTTATTAAATCCGCTTTCTTTCTGTGCAACACTTGCGCTGTCAATAAATCCTTGTTCCAAAATAAAGCCGTGTCCTCTTAAAAATTTAGTATCGTCTCGCAACCTGTTAGATATACCAAGTTCTACATAGTACGGATTTATTAAACTAACGGGGTTACTTAGCATATATACAGGGACATACCTAACTTGTTCTCCTTGTCCTCTAGCAACAGAAGTATGAATTGAAATGAATTTCTTAATTTCGTCACTGCAATAATGGTTCGATTCTGATTGAAACTCGTCAAAAATCATTCTATTGACGTCACTAAAAAGATGTGAATATTTTTTAAGCTGGTCGGCACTATTCAGTGATAAAGCATAACCGCAGGATTCCCCGTCTAAAAATAGTTCGTGAAATATTCCAGATGCTTTTCTCTTACTTTCCATTACACTTCCAGAAAAGAATAAAGTGCTTAAATCTTTAAAGAATTTATCAGCACAGTCATCCAGTTCATAGTTATATCTATATAAAAGTGCAAACTTACCTTGTCCTTTTTTAAATTTATTAACACACAACCTTCCAAAATAAGTTGTTTTTCCACCAGTTCTATTAGTAGTTACCATTAGTATTTCTGGTTGCTTTCCATCTAAGTCAGTAAGGGAAAGTAGTTTTGTTCCGTCATAGTAAGCGCACATAAAAGTCACATCCTTAATATTCTTTGTAATACTTTTGTAATATTTCTTAAAATAATTGTAACATACTATTGACAAAAAGTCAATAATGTGTTACAGTAAATATAGTAAAAAAGTTAATAATTTTGTAACATTTTAAACTTTAGGAATCAAAGGGGGGTGTAACCGTGGATTGGCTAAATGCAGTTAAAGACGTAGGTTTTAATGTTGTCTGTCTTATGGCTATGGCATATTATATCTATATCACAGATGAAAAGAATCGTAAGGAACGCATTGAAGAGTCACAGCGGCATCAAGAAGAAACAAAGTCTTTACAAGATGCAATTAACAATAACACAATCGTTATGAATAAATTGCTTGACAGATTGGAGAGTGAAACAAAATGAGCATTGATGCAATTATAGTTAAATTTCCAACTACAATTTCTGGTGCTATTTTAGTAATTGCAGGTATGTACGGAAATGGAGAAGAAAGAAAAACAGCACTTAAAAAAGATGGTTTCAATCCAGAAGAAGTACAAAAAGCAGTAAATGATTTACTTCCTATTATTAACAAATACAAGGAGTGATTTATAAATGTCATGGTTTGCTAAAGCTAAAGGAGCATACGCAGAAACTTCTGAAGAAGCATATCAAAACGCACTTGAAGCGTATTCTTTATTAAGTTCGAAAGGCTGGACTTTACAAGCATTTTGCGGTATGTGGGGAAACGTAGGTCATGAGGGTGGTTACAACCCTTGGAGATGGCAAGGAGACAATGTCCAGCCTACAAGTAATTCGCCTTGGCACAATATCGGTTATGGTTTTACGCAGTTTACACCGGGAGGAAAATATATTAACGACTCACGAGCTAAAGCAATAACAGGATATGCGCCTAACTTCTCAAACCAAACTGGTAATTCGTCTGATGGCTATGCTCAAATGGTTTTTGTAGATGCTTACGCAGACTATTATCCCTCCACAAAATTTCCGTTATCTTATGGAGAATACAAAGTTTCCACACAACCAGTTGCTACAATGGTAGAAATATGGATGAGAAACTATGAGCGACCAGGAAGTTATAGCACATTACCAGAGAGACAGAAAAGTGGCGAATATTGGTTTCAAAAGTTAAGTGGAGTTCCACCTACACCAACACCGGGTAAATATAAAAAAATGCCTTTATGGTTTTATTTAAGAAAAAAGGAGTGATTAAAAAATGCCGTTTAAAGATGGAACATATCAGCATGAATCAGGGTTTGTAGTTATGGTTAAAGATAGTGTGGTTATGTTATCTCCAAATCATCCTTTGTCTATGAGACTTTCAGAACTGTTTGATGCAAAGAAATGGAGTAAAGTAAATGTATAATACACCTAGTTATTATAATGTACACAAATTTGAATGCTTAGAAGAAATGAGAATGATTTTTGGAATTGAAGCAGTTAAAATTTTTTGCAAGTTGAATATTTGGAAATATAGGTATCGCGTTGGTAATAAACCAGATACAAACGATTTTGAAAAAGCGGATGACTATTTAACTTATTTATCAACATTAGAGAAAAGAGGTGTGTGAAATGGCTATTGTTAGTAAAGAAGATTTGATTAAACGTTTATCAGAAAAATTCGAAGATGATAATTCTGACGAAGTAATTCAATTAACAGAGGACTTATCTGATACGCTAAACGACTTTGATTCACGTATCAATGACACAGAAGATTGGAAATCAAAATTTGAAGAAAATGACAATATGTGGAGAAAAAAATACAAAGATAGATTTTTAGAACCGTCTGATAGTAGTGATAACGAAAGTCATGAACAAGACGATGATGAAAATACAAATGTAACATTTAATGATTTATTTGATTAGAAAGAGAGGAAATAAAAATGCCTACTAGACCACAGGTTAAAACGTTATCTGGAAACAGTGTTGATATTCTTAATGCTATCAGAAATAGCGCAACACAGAATTATAAAGATTATATTCCGGTAGCAATGAAAGATGCGGAATCAATTCGTGAAATTGGTGCTATTATCATGGACTATCCAGCTTTACAGAATGAATTTTTATCAGCACTTGTAAACCGAATTGGTAGAGTGCTTATTACATCAAAAATGTATAGCAACCCAATCGAAATGTTTAAAAAGGGAATGCTGGAATTTGGAGAGACTGTAGAGGAAATTTTTGTAAATATTGCAAAGCCTTTCCAGTTCGACCAATCAATCGCTGAAAAAGAAGTATTTAAGCGTGAGATTCCAGATGTTAGAAGTGCTTTTCATGTTATGAATTATCAGAAGTTTTACAAATCATCTATTTCTGATAGAGAATTAAAACAAGCGTTTCTGTCATGGGATGGTGTAAGCAATTTAATCGCTAAAATCGTTGATGCGATGTACACGGGGGCAAATTATGATGAGTTCTTAACCATGAAATATTTGCTCGCTAGACATATTCTTGACGGTCACATGACTGTTCAGGAAATTCCAGCAGTTACAACAGCTAATATGAAAGCTATCACAGCAGAAATCAAAGGCGTATCAAATAAATTAACTTTTATGAGTTCTGAAAATAATGTAGCTGGTGTTCAGACTTTTTCATTAAAAGAAAATCAGTATTTAATTATGAACGCACAGTTTGATGCTACTATGGATGTTGAAGTGCTTGCCAGTGCATTTAACATGAATAAAGCTGAATTTATGGGACACCGTGTTATGATTGACGGATTTGGTAATCTTGATGTTGCAAGACTTAACATTTTATTTGCCGATGACCCAAATTATACAGAAATTAGTTCAACAGACCTTGAAGCATTAAATGCCATTCCAGCTGTTATTATTGACGCTGACTGGTTCATGGTGTTTGATAATTTACAGGAATTTACTGAACAGTTTAACGGGCAGGGACTTTACTGGAATTATTGGTATCATGTCTGGAAAACATTTTCTGTTAGTCCATTTGCTAATACCGCTTTATTCGTATCAGGTAAACCTGCAGTAACAAGCGTTAAAGTAAATCCAAGCGCGGCTAATGCGTCTGTCGGGCAGTCATTACAGTTGACAGCTACAGTTGAAACAGAAAATTTTGCACCGCAGTCTGTAACATGGACAAGCGATTCTGATAAAGCTACAGTAGATATTAGGGGTAAAGTAACACTGTTAGAGGGTGCTACTGGAACTATCAATATCACGGCTACATCTACTTATAATTCTAGTAAAACTGGAACGTGCACTATTACTGTAGCGTAGTTTTATGAGGGAGAATTTTTTTCTCCCTCTATCATTAAAAAGGAGTAATGTTTAATGTATATTGCACCCAACACGATAGCTAGAGTTTTAAAAAATGTTAGACTTGACAATACTTATTCAGACACTATTTATTTTACTTCTAAAGAATCGCAGGAAAGCTATTTTACTAGTAAAACAAAATACACGTTTACTAATATGACTTATCAGCGAAAAGAACGTAGATTAGTAGTAAAACAAGTAGCAGATAATATGTTTGATTGTAACTATCTTATGTTTCAAAATAGTGCTTACGGTAATAAATGGTTTTATGCCTTTATCACAAACGTAGAGTGGATAAATAATGAAACAGCCGCTATCTATTTTGAAATTGACGATATGCAGACATGGTTTTTTGATTTTTATTTAGACTCTAGTTTTGTCGAAAGAGAGCATAGTGCTACAGATGCAGTAGGGGATAATCTTATTCCAGATAACTTAGAAACAGGTGAATACATTTCAGAAGATTTTGTAGACAGTGGCATTATTAAAGGGTATTCGTATGTGGTAGCCGCTACTTTTAATGAAAAATATGAAAGCGTTTCAGGGGGGTTGTATTCTGGTATTTATGGTGGTTTGCATTTTAATGTATTCGACACTCCGAATGCTGTGGACAAATTTTTGTTAGGTTTACCCGGAGAAAAAACAGACGGAATTGTATCAATTTTTATGATGCCAACAGCGTTTATTGATGAAAATGCTTCAACAGGTGCTAAAAGCTATGATGTTGATATTGATAAAAAAGTATCAAATATTTGGAAAACATTTGCACCTCATAATAATAAAATTTATACTTATCCATATAATTTTTTATACTGTACAAATCTAGCGGGTACAGGAACAGCTTTTCCATATGAATATTTTTCAAGTGAAAAATGTACTTTTTTAATGGCAGGAGATATGAGCTGTAATCCAGAAATTTTGTTAGTACCTAAAAATTACAAAGGTGTGATTGCTAACTATAATGAAAAAATGACATTAAGCGGATTTCCACAGTGCTCTTGGACTACAGACTCTTTTAAAGCGTGGCTGGCTCAAAGTGCTATTCCAACATTGGCAGGGTCTACTATGAGTGGGGTAATAAATTATACAGGAAAAACTGATGTTATTCAAAGTTCATTGTCAACAAGTGCTACAGGTAATTGGATGGGAAGAGCTGATTCAATGCATTCAGCAGGTGCGAGTTTGAAATATGGAATGTATGGAACTGTAGCTGAATTGGTTGCACAAGGGTATCAAAAATGGATTTTACCACCACAAGCTCACGGAAATTCTGGAAATAGTGCGGCTGTAGCTATGCGAATTAAAAATTTTGCTTTTATGCATATGCATATTCGTGAAGAGTTTGCAAGAATTATAGATTCATTCTGGGATAAGTTTGGTTATCCAGTGCGAAGAGTTAAAATCCCTAGCACACATAACCGACCACACTGGAATTATGTAAAGACCGTTGGTTGTGATGCACACGGTAGTATTCCGTCAAGTGCAATGAGCAATATTAAATCAATTCATGATAATGGTATTACTTACTGGATTAACGGAGACGAAATCGGAAACTATTTATTGGATAATAGATTGAAAGGAAGTTCATAATGAGTAGACGAAGAAAAACTTCTGATAATTTTGATTCTCTGTTTTTGAATAATAGAGCATATATTTATCAGTATAACCGAATTAAAGAACTTGCCATATCCCGGTTTAAGTGGAATAATCTACCAGAGACGGTTGATGAAAGGTTTTTAGAACTTACCTTATTCGAACAAGGAATGTGTGTTTTCTTTAATGATGATGTTTTAGGCTACTTAGCTTTAACAACTATGATTGGTGGTATGCTAGATGTATATAGGATTCCTACAAAGCGCACAGCGTATGCTAATAACGGTTTTAATATGCACTTAGATAACACTGATAGCATTATTATTTGGAATAACAAGTTACATGAAAATATGATTTATGGGTGCGAAATGTTTGCACGTAGGTTATATGAGTGTGATAGAGCTATTGACGTTAATATCAAAGCTCAGAAAACACCTATTTTAATTACTTGTAGTGAAAATCAAAGGTTAACACTAAAAAATACTTATGAACAGTATACAGGAAATGCACCAGTTATTTATGCTGATAAAGATATAGACATTCTTAAAAGTTTACAGGCTATTCCTACACTTGCACCATATGTGGCGGATAAATTACTTGAAACTAAAACGCAAATTTGGAATGAATGCTTAACGTGGCTAGGAATTTCTAATACAAATTATCAGAAAAAAGAACGGTTAATTTCTGATGAAGTCAGTAGGAATATGGGAGGCACGGTTGCAAGTCGAAATAGTGGACTTGATATGAGAAAACAGGCTTGTGACGAAATCAATAAAATGTTTGGGTTGAATGTTAGTGTTGAATTTAACGATGATATCAACGTGGAAGCAAATAATAAAAATGAAGATATTTATAATGCAGATAAGTTGGAGGTAAACGAAGATGAGTAAATACACAACAGAATTGCGTTATATTTGTGAAACAGAAGCTGGATTGAGCGAAAGCGTAGGACAAACTAAAATTAAAGACGTTATTGCTAAAGCTATTCCTAAGATTTTCGATTTTGACTTTCCTATTTTCGATGAAAGTTATAGAAATGTTTTGGAAACTAAAATTTTGAAACATTACTATACAAGGGAGATTGGACTTGAAACTTATGGGTTGTGGAAGTTAAAGCTTGACACGAAGTTAAACGAAATTATGCCTTTTTACAATCAGTTATATAAAAGTGCTTTATTAGAATTCAACCCGTTATATGAAGTTGATTATAGTAAAACAGGCAACAGAGATGCTAGCGGAACTAGAGATAACACAGAAAACAATAGCGAAAGCTACGATGAAAGCATTGATTATAATGAAAGTCATGACGAAAGTACAACTAATTCTAACGAAGGGACTTTAACAAAAGGTACTACAACTACAACCACTAATTATTATTCAGATACGCCTCAAGGAGCTATTAGTAATGTTATTGATGGAACTTACTTAACAAACGCTACTTACAACGTTGTAGGGAATACGGGAAGTGATTCTACAACTAATAACGGAAGTGTTGATTCTGATGGAAGTTCAAATAGCAAAAACGAAAAGGATGGAAGCAGAAAAGGAAGTAAGTCAAGTAATAGCAATTTGACTGATACAGAAAGCTATCTGGAAAGTGTTAGAGGTAAAATGAGTAGTAAAAGCTACTCAGCTTTATTGATGGAATACAGAGAGACATTTATCAACATTGACATGATGCTGATTGAAGAACTATCTGATTTATTTTTTGGACTGTGGTAATATGAAAGGTGGTAAAACGTTATGTATGATTTTACAAATGTAGATCCTGTAAAATGTTGTGCTTGGCTGGTTCTTCCGACTGTTTATGATGAGAGTTTAAGCTATGGAGAACAGCTTAATAAATTTTGTAAAGCTTTAAATGAACTGATTGAAAACAATAATAATTTACCTGATTATGTTGCTGAAATGATTCAGAACTATATTACTAGCGGTGCTATTGATGAAGTTATCAGAAATGTTTTAGCAAATTATATTTTAAATGTTAAATATCCACCTAAAGGAATTACCCCTGCAGTAGGAGATGGAAGTGCGGATGATACTGATGCCATTCAAGGTTGCATTGATTATGCTTTCAATCAAGGCGGAGGTTGTGTTTATTTTCCGTATGGTAAATACCTTACCAGAAGTTTAACGTTAAGAAGTGGTGTTAGTTTAGTTGGTTTTGATAGATATAGTACTAAGATTGTGCAGAGGGGCGGAGATACAAAGCCGCTAGTGTCTGGTGATAATATTCAGAATGTACAGATTAGTAATTTAACGCTGGATGGTAATAATGAGGTTCAGACAGATGATTTGGATGTTATTAATGTTTTAGGCAAAGACTGTTTATTTACTAATTTAGTTATTAAGAGTGGATTTCAGTGTTTTGTTTATAACGGATTGGGTGGAGATTTACAAGTTGATAATGTAGTTTTTGGTGGTGCTGTTAAAAAAGTTGCTGTTATTAACGGCAAAGATTCCGTTCAGTTTACTAATGTTAAATTTAATGAGCTTGGAAAAGTACAGGGCGAGTGTGTTCTTGAAGTAGGTGCAAGTGACGGTGTTTATAGTTTTAGTTCTAAGGCTATTAGTCCGCTGTGCATTAGTGTTAATGGTAGTCGAAATAAATTTAATTGTGATATTATTAATGCTAGTAGTAATTTTAATGACACTGGTGCGATGAATAATTTCAATGTACTAGGAATGGAAGTTAAAGAACAGTTAGCACAGGATAAGAATATTATTATTGGTGGAAATACTACAGAAAATATCACAGGTAGTAAAACAGAAACAGTTGGGTCTGGAAAAGTCGAAAATATCACAGGTAATAAAACGGAAATTATTAGTGAGAATAAATCGGAAAATATTACTGGAAATAGAGAAATTGATATTGACGGGACGGATAGCATTCATGTTGATGGTGTTAGTTCAGTTAATATTGGTGGGACTAGAACAGAAGTTTATGGAAGTAGTAGAAGCATTGAGGTTGCTGGTGTTAATACCGAAGAATACCATGATACTATGAACGAGACTTTTAATTCTAAGCATGTTGTAAATGGTACTGACGAAGCTAATAACTTCACTGGTAATGTTACCAATATAGCTAGCAAATTCAGATTTAATTCAAAAGAAAAAAGTTTACCAGTAGAGTTCCCAAATAAAATAATTGATTTATATAATTTAAGTCAATTTTACGCTAATATTATGGATTATAATGCAAAAGGCGATGGTGTTACTGATGATTCTAACGCTTTACTTGAAGCAATTAACGAAAATGGCTACGTTTATTTACCTTATAAGCATAATTTTTTATTTTCACAAATTGATTTATCAAAATGTAAATGTTTGTTAAATTTAGGGTTTGTTACTGGGCTGATTGCTGAAAATTTTAGCGGTGTTATTTCAAGTGGTGTTTTTGAGTCACTTTCGGTTGTAAACTCAAATAATTTTAGTGTTAAAGATATTATAATCAATTCTAATAATAATAATGAACATTATTTATATATTGATAATTGTAAAAACTTTACACTTGATACCATTGAATGTAAAGGAAAATATTGCAGTGGAAATAACATTCAATTATATAAATCTTATAATGGCTGTATTTCAAATATAAGAACAAAAGATGGAATATTTGACAATAACAAAAAACATGGGCTTCAAATACGGGAATGTGAATATATCAATATTAATAATTGTAGAGTTAATAACTGTACTTGGTTTGGGTATTCGATAGAATATAGCTCCCATAACATTTTAAGTAATTGTTATAGCTTTGATTCTAATGCTGAAGGTGTAAACATTGAATGCGGAAACAATAACTTGATTGACTCAAATTACTTTTTCTGGAATGAAAATATTAGTGATGATTATGGTATTTCTGTTTTAGGTCGTGCTAATGCCTTTGCTAATGCCAATACTATTTCAAATAATATTATTATTAGATGCGCTCAATCCGGAATAGCGTTTGAGGGAAATTCTCACATTAACAAAGCTATACATAATACTTTATTAGCTCCTAATAGCAAAAATAAAATCAAACTCAATGTTTTTAGTTCAACAACGAATGATAATGATGTTGATGCTTTTGGACAACCTGGAAAAAATTACTTTGTAAATAATTATATTTATAATGGTACTTATACTAATGGGTTAACAGAAGAGAATAACTTATCAGAAAAAAATTACTATATTCAAAATATATTAACAAATTCGGTTGAAATTGGTACAACCAAGCTAAATAGTGAAGTAATCGCTTGTAACACCGATTTTAATTACTTAAATCTTACATTAGATGGTGTTACACTAAATACATCACTTTATTATTGGGTTTCATTCAATCAATATATTATTTATTTAACTGGTATTTGCAATACTGCTAATACCTATACTATTTACTTGCCTGTTAATAGTACTAGTGTTGGTTCTATCATTACAAGATATGATGATGACAGCACTACTAGTGGTAATGTCGGGATTACTGATTGTGTTTTTAATTTAAAACAAGGTCACTTTATTACTAATATTACAGTAAATGTTAAAAACTAAAATTTTTTAATTATGCTACATAGTATTAT